AGGCAGTAGCAACAAAGTCGCCGCTGCCGCGTTCCTCCATTTTGTCAATGGAGTAACCAAAGGAGACGTTTCGTAGAACGCCATCCTTGACATCGCTCAAGACTTCCTGAGCGAATGGGTTGCGGCTAAACCGCACTCGAGCGTAACCGCGTCGTTTCTTGCCATCGATATAGGCGCGTTCAACAACACCGATCACGCGATCAGGGTTGTGGTTGAACAGCAGCGGTGCGCCATCGTTCAAGCGGCTTAGATCAGCAGCCTTGACGTCATGGCTGAGAATCTCGTTGCCGAAGTAACGGGCAACAGGGAACTCAGAGCTGAAGGGAAACTCATAGGTGCGATCCTCCACCTCGTCGAAGGTGGTCAGCTCCGCACGCTGGTGGTGGCCAATGCCGGGCATGGTGCGCTCCTCGCCGGTGGCCTCCTCAAACATGATGGGATCCATCTCGTTGTCAGCCAGCCATTGCCGCGCCTCGTCAGGTGTGAACTGCTGCGCATCAAACCGCACTGCTTGAATCTCGCTCTCGCCTTCCTTGATGCCATAGATGAAATCAACACCCTCACCGCCAGCGTTGTTCTCACGGCGCAGTTCGTCGTACTGATCGGGATCAGTCATGCGGGCAGCGTGCTCATTTGGATAAGGCCGCGCCTCTTCCATCTTTCTATCCTGCAATGCCTTGATTCTATCGGCCTTCGCGTTAGCCCAACTCTGACCGGGATCGCCGCCCCATGCCGCCCATGCAACGCGGCCGGGTGATGGGTAGCCATCCTCATCAGGGCTGAAGCCCTCGCCCTGCTTATCAACCTCATGGCGCGCAAACCATGCCGCCATCGTGATCACGGTATCGGCGCTCAGTTCATCACCGCTCAGGATCTGACGCGCTCTGGCCGCGGCCACCTCAGTGCCGCCAGCTTCGCCATCAGCCTTCCAGTCGCGGTAACGCTGCGCTTCTTCCCTCATGCCATCAGTTGGCATCAGGTCGATCTGCTCGCCAGCAACGATTGCCATCAGTCCTCAGGCGCCTCAGTTGGGTCCTCTAATACTGATTCCTCTTCGTATTCCTCTTCCTCGATTGATGCATCGGTATCGCCAAAGGGATCAATGGATCCTGATGGTCTTACCTGTGTCAGACCAGCGTTGCTCACCTCGCTCGGATCGGTATCCGTCACGATGTCCATCTCATCAAGCATGGCCAGCTCTGCCTGACGTGCCACCAGCACATCATCAAGATCACCGCCCTGCTCAGCGATCACTTGCCCCAGCGTCTTGAAGCCACAGCGCACCGCGGTCTTGTAGGCATCCACCTCACGCTGCGGGTCCACCCACTCCCAGCTGCGTGGCACCCATCGGCTGGCGCGGTAGCGATCTGGGTTGGTCTCATAGCCAGGCAGATTCAGCGTGCCGCTCAACACAGCCATATCAAGCCATGCCTCAAACACCTGCTGGTGGAAGTTCTCCACCATGTAGCGCTGCAGCACGCGGTACGTATCGCGTTCCTCCAACAGGCTCAGCCGGCTGCTGCTGTAGTTGCTCTCTGAGAAGTTCTTGCTGATGCTCTCGAAGCTGACGCCAACGCCAGCCGCCACAGCACGCAGCATTGAACGCGTGAACGGTTCCAGCTGCCCGTCGGGTGCATTCAGATCTGGCACCGATACCGACTCACCAGGGGCCAGATACTTGAACACGCCGGGCGTGAACTCACTCACCCGGTCGCCTTCGTAAACCTCATCACCGATCAGCTCGCCTTCAGGGCTGCTGATAAAGCCCATCAGCGCCGAGCTGGCACGAGCGCGCACCACCTCCGCCTCCTCGTACCCCTGCAGCATGTGTAGCCGCATCAGCGCTGACGCAAACCACGTCACGCCACGCGTCTGCCCCGGCCGCTCCGGCAGGAACAGATGGATCACCTCATCAGCAGGAACACGCACGCGACGGCCGTTGGTGCGTGGATTGCCGGCGTAAGTATCACCAGGGTGGTTCGCGTAGAAGTGATAAGCCTGCGGCCGCAAGTAGCCATCCACCTCGATGCCCATCCGCACGGTGTTGCCTTCAGTAGCCTGCGGGATGTCGTCATCGATCAGGTAATCAGCCTCGAGCACCTGCAACGCAAACGGCACCTTGCTATCGCCGAACGGCCGGCGGATCATCCGCACGAACACCTCGCCGCTCTCCGCCATGCTGCGCACCAGCAGGCGCTCGATGTCATGGAAGCCAAGGATGCCGCTCACATCACAGCGGCTCTTGTGCATCCACTTCTCCCATGCCTCGTGGATCTGGCCGTTGATCGCCTCATCCAATCGGCCACCACGCAGCATCCGCACCTGCCCTTGATGGCGGATGCCATGACCGATCACGTTGTTCTGGATCGCCCGTAATGCCTGCCGCGCATAGTCGTTGTCGCGGCACAGCTGACGCGCGCGGTTGCGCAGCGCCTTGAAGCTGCTCTTGATTTCGCTATCGGCGCTGGTGCCACTGGTCACCCAGTCAGCGGTCAACCTGCTGACACGCGCACCCTGATACGCACGCCGATGGGGTCGTACCGGCTCAAACCCCATTGCCTTGAACAGCCGCGTGCGCAATCCCATCAGAATCTCACGAACAGGTTGTGCGGATTGCCGAGACCATTGGCCATCAGCTGCGCCATCTGCTCTCGCTTCACCTCAGCCTTCAGCTTAGATTCCAGCGCCATCAGATCACTCAGGCTGTAACGGCTCAGGCTGCGGTTGCCGATGCTGTATTGCTGCACTGCGCCACCGCTGATCAGCGATCGAATTGCAGCCTGCACCGCCGCCAGATCCTGCTCGAGCTGCGTGCGGCCATCAACCGCACCAGGTGTACCTGCATAGCTCAGCGCCGCCAGCACCTCAAGCTGTCCTGCACCCAGCGTTACCTTCTCGCTGCCGCTTGTCGCAATCGCCTGCCAATACCACTGCCCCGCGTCAAAACCTGCGCTGGTGGCCGCGGTGATGGTGAACTCCCAGCCGGTGCCATACGCGCTGCCTACAACAGTTGCGCCCTCGCTTGCCGTATTGGTGCGCAGGTAATACGTCAGGCCCCAGCTGGCGCTGGTGATCTCATTGCCCAGATTGTCAACGCCAGCATCATCACGCCACTTGATCGTGTCGCCTGCCCTGATCTGCGCTGGGATCTTCACGGCCTCACCAGTTGCTGACGAACGCTGGCGCAGCCGCAGGTGCTGCTCTCTTCCTTGATCTTAGCGGTGCTCTCTTGCCTTCCTCCAGTTGCACTCTTAGCTGATCCCACATCGTCGCCTGATTCATCCTCCGGCCATACAGCAACATCGCCGCATACGCATAGACCATGCAATCAAGCGCCTCGTTGCGATCGCCTGCCTTCTTCACCCATTCACGAATCGGGAATCCGCGGTGATACCGCAACGCCTGCCGTTCGCTCGTTACCTGCCTGAAGTATTCATCATCAGCAGCCATGCCGAAGTTCAACCCGCCAGCCTGTTGGTTATGGCGCAGCCGGCCGAACAGCGTCGTCTTGATCGTGTCGGTGCCCAGCTGATACAGCGTCACGCCACGCTTCAGCACCTTGCCACGCCAGTTGACATCAACCTTGCTGCCCTTGCCAACAGCTGGGCTGTTGCGCCTGCTGCTGCCCTTAATCGCAATCACGCCCTGGCCCACGCGGTCACGCACGTAGCGGTACACCTCATGCGTGCAGTGGCCGCCAGAGTCCACAGCCATCTGCGCAACCTTCAGCGTCTTGCCGCTTTCCGTGTCCCACTCAGTTGCCAGCACCTGATCCAGCTGGCCCCATACCTCCGTCTGCGTCGGGTCGCCCATCAGTTCCTGGTGCCAGATCATCCAGCCCGTCTCGCCTTCACCCCATCCCCAGACTGTCACCGCTAGACGGTTGTCCTGCACGTCAACGCCAGCAGTGAGCAGCACCACGCCAGCAGGGCACAGCCCACTGCGGTACGCGAGCCGGCGCTCCATCAATCCATCGGCGCTGATCTTCGCCGCATAGTCCTCCTCCCATGTCTCTGCCAGCCGCGTGTTGACGAACGCCTTAAGCGCCGGTGCATCGCCCTTGGCACGCAGGAAGTCATCCACCAGCTGCTCCCAGCTGCACCAGCCCAATGGGCTGTAGAGCCCGCTCAGCTGGAAGCCAGCCGTTCGGCCATTGCCTGCCGGTGCCGTTGCACGCCATTCACCAGCGCGCAGCATCGCCGGCTTGTGCAGCTCCTCGAATCGCTCGCCGCAGTGCTCGCACTGATAGCGCACCGTTTCCGGCTTGCGGTCATCCCATTTCAGCTGGCCCCACTTCAGCCATTCCATCGCGCCGCACTTCGGGCATGGCACATAGAACCGCCGTTGATCGCTGCGCAGATACTCCGCCTCGATGCGGCTGAAATCCTTCACGGTTGGCGTGCTGGTCAGCAGGATCTTCCGCCGCGCGAACGTCGTGGTCCTGCGCTCCGCCAGCGCCACAGGATCGCCCTCGCCGTCCACATCACTGGGGAATCCGTCCACCTCATCGCAGAACAGGTACCGACACGGCGCTGATCGCAAGCCCGTCGCACTGTTTGCCCCAGTCAGCAACATGATGCCGCCGCTGAATTCCTTGCTGAACATCGTGTTGCCGGAGTCCCGCGCCCTGGCAGGTGCGATCTTCTCCGCCAAGCACGGTGTCTCCGTGATCATGCTCTCGAGCCGTTGCTTGCTCAGCCGCTTCGCCATCTCCACTGTCGGCTGCACGCACAGCATCGGGCCTGGTGCATGGTCGATCACGTAGCCCAGCCAGTTGCTGCCGGCCTCCGTCTTGCCTGTCTGCGCCGCAAACATCATCACCACCCGCTGCACCGTGCTTTCGCTGCTCAGGCAGTCCATCGGCTCGCGTAGGTATGGCGTGCGATCGGTGCGCCACGGCCCCGGCTCCGCGCTTGCCTTGCTGCTCAGCCTTCGATACCGATCAGCCCACTCGCTCACCGTTAGCGGCTGCTCAGGGCGCAGCCCATCGAAGAACCCATCACGCCAAGCGCTATTCATTGCACAACTCCACCAGCGCTGCACGGTGCTCTTGCGTCAGCACCTGATGGATCACGGTCGGATCCGTCTCACCAGCCAGCTGGTGACTCAGACGATCCGCCAAATTCGCCAATGCTTCCCGCACGCCGCGGCCAACCTTAAACGCTTCCTTCTTCACCTCATCAGCAGGCACCAGCTCGCCGCGCTGCTGCGTCACCTGCAGCTTCGCCAGCTCCGCTTGGTAGTGCTCACGACGTGCCCTGCTCTCATTCAGGTCTGGGATCGCATCATCCGGCAGCCCATTCACGCGACGCTTCAACTCATCCGCGTCACGTGGTGGTGGCACGATCGGATCGGCCTGCCGCACCTTGCTGTTGTGCGTTGCTCTGGTGTTCTTGTCCCATAGCTCAATAGCCAGATCACGATCCAACCAGCGCTTGCCGTCCTTCTCCACCACAGCTGCAGCGATCCGCGCTTTGCTCGCTGCTGTCACCGTGCCCTTTGCGCACCCTTTGATCGCTGCAAACTCACTAAACGTGACTAGCAACCCTTAAACACTCCTAGTTCAGTTCAATACTATGCAGTTATTGAACTCTCAAACTGGGAAAGGGGTAAGATCGATGAGATCCCTTGCGGCGCAAGGGTTTGAGAGGTTTGGGCCCTGACGCTAGCTGAAACGCGTGCGAGCGAACGACC